GGAATGTAGGAGCAGCATCTGCATTGCCACTCGCCGGACCAGCAAAGAAGCGCGTAGCGACTTGCGTATTTAGCGAAGGGACAATGGAGGCACTAAATTCATCAGGGTAAGACGTAGCGTAAGTGTAAACAGTATCGCCTGAAATGACAGTGGTAGCGAGCCCGCTTTGGCGGCGCCAAGTGCTTCCAGTCCAAGTGTATTCAACGCCAGTATTTGTATTCAACCATTGTTGACCAATAAAATCGCCATCTCCTGTGGGCGTCGATCCAGCAACAATGGCAGCGGAATTATCAGCAAGTTTTGCGGATGTAACGCCACTGTCTACAATTTTTGCAGTGGTAACAGCAGAATCGTTAATCTTTGCAGTGGTAACGGCAGAATTGTTAATGGTTACGGCGAAGCCGCTAGTACCAGTGCCAGTGACATCACCAGAAAGCGTGATGGTCTGGTCGCCAGTATTCGTGCCAGTGGACGTGCCAGAAAAACTGCCATTCTGCACAGCCAAAGTGCCAAGGCCAAGTGTTGCGCGAATGTCCGCAATGCTGGCATCATCAAGAATAGAACGCGCAGCAGAAGTGCAAGCAATTTCTTCTACAGTGCCGCCGCTAGCAGAAGAGCGACCAAGAATGACATCGCTAGTGCTTGTAGCTTGAATTTTGCTATAAGAAACTGCTGCATCAGCAATTTTGGCAGTCGTAACTCCACTGTCAATGATTTTTGCAGTGATTACAGCATTACTGGCAAGCTTGTCTGCCGTGATATTGGCATCGACAATTTTGATGGTGGTAACGCCACTATCAGCAAGCTTTGCCGTAGTAATTGCGCCGCTCGCAATGTCTGCAGTGGCAATAGATCCGGCATCGTAATTACCGCTTGCCACTGTATTTTGCACGGCCAATGAACCAAGGCCAAGCGTTATGCGTTGTGCGCTTGCATCTGTGTCATCAAGAATGGCGCGACCAGCAGCAGTGATCGTGGCAGTGGCGTAAATGTCAGAAGCAGTGGTGTAGATGAACTGGCCAGATGCAGTGGTCAGTTCTGCGATGGAAGCAAGAGCAGGATCGTAAGCCTGCACATCAGTGCCAATCGCCAAGCCAAGATTGGTACGTGCTCCAGATGCAGTGGAAGCTCCCGTGCCACCGTCTGCAATGGCAAGATCAGTGATGCCACTAATCACGCCGCCATTGATCGTGACGTAAGTGATGGTGCCACTGCTGAGCACAGCCGTGCCGCCAGTGATTACCACGCCAGATGCGGGCTGCACAGCCATGGTTTCCAAACCAAGCGTGGTGCGTTGTTCAGCAGCGTCTGCGTCGTCCAACAACGCCCTGCCTGCTGCTGTGAGCGTAATGCTTTCCACATTGCCACTACCAGCAGACGCACGACCAAGCAGCACGCCGCTTGCCACTTGCTGGATCTTGGCAAAAATAATTGCATTGTCTTCAATGGCTGCAGTGGGAATAGAACCACTTGCATAACTTCCGGAAGGAATGGAACTGGCAGTGATTACAGCGCCAGAAAGCTCTCCAGAAGAAAGACCAAGCTTTGAAATGGTGACAGCGCCAGACGCAATCTTTGCGGTGGTAACTCCGCTATCGACAATGTTTACAGTAGCAATCGCATCGGCGGCGAGCTTTGATTGCGTAACGCCACTATCGACCAAATTGATTGTATTGACAGCGCCAGAGGCAAGTTTTGATTGCGTTACGCCACTGTCTACAAGCTGAGCAGTATTGACACTGCCACTTGCCATCTTTGCAAGAGTGATGGCAGAATCAATAACATTAATCGTGGCAACTGAACCACTTGCAAGCTTTGGTTGCGTGACGCCGCTGTCGACAAGATTAATGGTTGCCACTGCGTCAGCAGCAAGCTTTGCTTGCGTAACGCCGCTTGCAACTAAATTAATCGTATTGACACTATCTGAGGAAAGCTTTGCGAAAGTAACGCCGCTATCAACAAGATTGATCGTTGCGACGGCATTTGCAGCAAGTTTGGGCTGCGTAATGCCACTGGCGACAAGATTAATAGTTGCCACTGCATCAGCGGCAAGCTTTGCCTGAGTGATTCCGCTATCGACTAATTGAATGGTGCCAACTGAATTGGCAGCCATCTTAATGAGCGTAACGCCGCTAGTAGCCAAATGAACCGTGTCAATGGCGCCAGCGCTTACATTGCTTCCCGTGATTCCACTAGTTTGAATTTTTGCAGAAGTGACAGCGCCATCAAGAATTTTCGCAGTTTCCACTGCATCGCTAGCTAGCTTCGCCGCCGTAACAGCCAAGTTGTTGATCTTGCCAGTGGTAACACTTAAATCTTCAAGAAGACTGGTGTTGATGGTATTGCCAGTGGCGACCACCCCTAATTCCAGTGTGGAACGAGCAGCGGCAGCATTGACATCATCAAGAAGCGTGCGAATATAAACAGTGCAATCAATTTCTTCTACATTGCCAGTAGATGCGCTTCGCCCAAGAAGCTTATTGGCGCTTACCTGCTGAATCTTGTCATAAGTGAGCGTATTCGCAGCAATGGATGCGCCAGTAAGCTTTGCAGCGCTGGCTTGATTAATCTTTGAAATATCAAGAGTCGAAGCGTCTACAATGTTAAAGCCTGCTTGAATCAGGCTCTTTACTTGCACCTTTTTGGTTTGACTGGCGCTAACGTCTGCAATGGGCAGAACGTCATTAGAAGCTACGCCTCCCTGAGGAAGTTCGACAAGTTCCGTAATTCTTTGATCGGCCATCTCTCAAAAAGGCAGGGCTAAATACAGTCTAGTCTCTCTCGATAATAGCTATTATTGCCATCTCGTCTTTGCTTTATTAATCAGTCACTTCTTTCAGCAGATAATCAAGACCCTGCTCAAGATAGATGGCATCATTGTCTTCCTTCAGGATGTACTCTGGAGGAACGCCAACTCTGATCTTGAATTCGCCGGTCGTAACAAAATCGACTGAACACGCCACTAATGCGTCAGACGTAACAGTAACGCCTGCCCTCGTGACTATAGCTTCAATGTCGTAATAAACTTCCTCCCTAAAAGTTGGCGATTGTTCAACGGACGACAAGGAAAGCAAAGCCTTGAAACCACTGCCAACGTCCAAGCGATTAATTACTTGCAGTAAGAATAAAGGCACATCTTGGTCCGCTACTGTCTCATAGCTAAACAGACATTCAATGCTACCATTGCCACTTAGTAGACCAGCCGAATACTGCTGCTTGAACTTATCAGAGAGACTCGTTGTCTCCATGGCAGCCCTGTCAGTATTGATTTCAAATGACGTGACAGAACCAAGCGTGTTATATCTAGTGTCCCTTACGCCCACTGTAATTTCAATGGGTTCTCCATAAAAATTAACTAAGGCATATTCATTGGCTCTTTCATTATTCACTGCATCGCCAAAGTCTTCAAACAGGCGAATGCCGCCCACTCTATTTATGTTTGCATAGGCTCTAATGTTACCAGCAGTAATATAATCACTTAGCCTAAATTCATCGTAACCTTCTGGAGGGAGATCATTGCTTGTGCTGATCTCATCGTCCAACCATCCAGAAAGCCCTGCCGTGCTTCCCGAGGACCAAACCGCCTCGCTGTAACCGTCAACGTCCGGCCCTGGAATGCTCCAAAACGTTGAAGGAATAAATAAAAGCCCTCTAGGATCCTCCGTCGAAATTTCCAGAAGATCACCAGTGATTAAATTATCGTCGCTTCCTTCAAATGAAAAGCGATTTAACGCAGTATTAATATCACTGGGTGAAATAGTCGCCGTAAAAGTATTTTCGCCCCCTCGCTGAAGCTTGATAGCGCCTGTATGGCCAACAAAAAACGTCATCTCGCTTCAGCGACTATTCTTCCATTGTACGAACAATGCAAATGGTAAATTAAGCTTATCGTCAAGTGGTGCCAGTCAGGACAACCGCATCGAGAGGGCCATCGATGGTGAAATTAAACGAAACAGTGGTTAGTTCGTCAGTGGAAGAAGTGATGCTGGCGCTATTGATATAGGCATCAGCATTAAAAGTCTGACTCGTCCCCACTTCAAAAGTGAGATTCACGCGGTCGCTTTCAGTGACTGCACCAGTTTTCGTGATCCTCTCAAGAAGATTTGTCACGTCAGTGGCATCGCCGTTGTAATAAGACAACGTGGCGCTGCCAGTGGCGCTAAACAGGCCAGGAGTAAAAGTATTAGCAGTGTCTCCCAATGCCGTAGTGTCCAGCATATTCACGGAGGTGTCAAGCGTCCAATTGCGAACTTTCGACACTTCGCTGCCGCCAAGACGCAGCTTGCCAGTGCGACCAGTATAAAAAGGCATTGTCTTAAAGCTTTTGTTTTAATCTTAGCACTTTTGAGAATGATTAATCAATGCGATAAAGCGATGGGTCAAAACGTACGATTTTTGATTTTGTTTGCCCTCCTTCTTCTTCGCAAGGATGCTCAATAGCCCTCACGGTAATTTCGCCTTCTTCTTCCATTGTCACTTCCGTCACGCGGAAAACACGTTTCGTCGTCACTGCGTTGCCCAGGACAAATAGCCATCCCTCATAAGGAGCGAATGATGCCGATTGACTATCTGTCACTGACACTGAAAGCTTGACAATTCCTTCGTTAGGGCTGCCGCTATATAAAAGCGCCGTGTAAGAGC